GTCCAGATGCAAAATATTCAATTAGTGTATCTTCGTTTGGATCAATCACAAACGATTGATTCCCACGATGTTCGTCAAATATGGGAATTTTAAATTCTGTATTTATTATATCTTGTAGGGATTCGATTACGTTATCATAAACTACATTTACATAACTATCTGAATCATCAGTACCAGTTGCAAATGTTGTTCCTGTTATAGAACTCCAAAGTTCGTGTGTATCTGCCCAAAGCGGTGATCGAATATTTAAGGGCATTAAATTCTTTCCGCCGTTGCGTATTTAATTGCCATTGTTCTTGAATCAACTATACCAGATACCTCTAATTCCCATTCATCATTAATTGTGTAAACACCAGGAGAAAATCGAACTTGCATCCCATGACCTACATCTTGGAATCCGCCATCGATTGTTTCTGCGTCGCTTGATTTATCAATCTTTAATCCAGTATCATCTTTAACATAAGTATCGTATTTCACACCCGAAGCCGAACCAGAAGTAAATGTTCCCGCCGTACTGCAAATAATTTTTATAACATCCCAATCGACAGTTGGCGTTCCGCGTACATCAATTATACTTCCAGTGGTACTTGCATTAATTGCGATCTCACGTATGATTCCAGAATGTTTCGCCAAGCCTTCATCCTGTGAAAGAGCGATCTGGCCGGTACGAACCATATCAAGGTATCCCGTACCTTCTGGATTCATCGCCATCGCCATTAATTCATCGCCTTTTTCTTTATCATAAGGACGGATTAAATCAGCACAGGCAATAATCGCCGCGCTTCTTACAATAATCTCCGGCCAATCTGAACTTGTGGAAGCAGATGAAGCAGATGACATTCCCACACCTTTGCGTGGATAGATCGGAACGGGCAAAACATTGCGGCATAAGTCGCTCGATTTACGAACGCTTTCTTGTTTCGTTTCCAACCAATCGCGACCGGCTTCGATCACGGCACTATCCAAAAGCGATGTTGATGAATTTTCTAAAAAGAAACTCAATAATCCTGTCCCCGTTGCGTAATTAAATTCTTTATTTGCATCTGGTGTATCGGTAACGGAAGTCATTTCTTCGCCGTCTTTAAAAAGTTGTGTTACATATCCCGCTGAATAAAGATAATATAAATCAGTCGTTCCGGATGCTACCCAATCACCGGGCAATATTCTTCTTAAATTATAATTATTTATATTCGGTTCAATAAATTGAAGGTCTGTATTCGTGTTGCAATAGGTGGCTTCGTATGTACTCATGATTGAAATATCCTATTCTTTAAATCTTTAAAATTAATTCGTGTCGGTTCTTCGATCTTTCTGATAAGATGCAGCAATTCTACAATGTCGTTGAAATATGTTTCCGGGTTTTCAAACAAAACATTCAGATCAATATCATTGGCTTTGTCTTTTATTGTATTTATGCTTTTTCCAAGACTCATAAATATTCCTTTACCGTATCCATGTATTTTTCTTCCGTCCCTTTTCCCTGATCCGTATTGTAATATTTCTTCCAGTATCTTGCACGGCCTTCTAATGTGTTCGGCATTTTCTTTGGCACTCGCCAATACTTCAAACGACAATGAACTATCCCGGCAGCAATATTCTTTTCCAATATATCCGCCCATGCGTTTTCATCGTAATTCTGCCAATGCTTTATATCAACCATACTTGCTTCCGCACATTTGCTCATTAATGATTTACGATGTTTTAAATAGTGCATCAAATTATCAACTGCCGAAGCCGGTTCAATCTGCCAGAAACTTTTTGCCGGTCCATCTCCCAACTGACGAAGGTATTTATACCCAGATTCAACTAAACCCGTTTCGTGAACAAGTGTAACTGCATCATCAGAAGCAAATTTCCCGCCTATCTTTTCACAAGTGGATTTGATGAGCGATTTAATTTGTGTCGGACTTATCACTTCCAAGCAATCTTTAATAACGCACCCATAACATCCAGAACTTCCTTCATTATTTTCTTGCGTTCTTCGTTGTCAAGTTTTCCGTCATCGGCATACGCTTCTTGAAGTACTTTGAAAACCTCTTTTATTTCATCAACTAATTTCTTGTATCTCAAGCCAACAAATGTCGCGCCACCGGCAAGAACCAATCCCGCCAGGTAAAAGAAATTCGTCCAGTTAAACCAATCACTCATATTTATCTCCCTTTAAACAAGTATGCAATGAATCCACCGAAAACAATACTAACCACCGAACCGATCGCTTGGATCGCAGACATACCGCCTTCAAGTTTTCGCACCCGTCCATTCTGCATTTGCAGTTGCAGTTTCGTATCCCTGGATTCCTGAAAGATCGATTCAATTTTAGATTCGATCCGTGCCAGACGGTCCACTACTTCCACGCGGTATTCGTCAATCTGCGGTTTGTTCATCCTTTTCTTCTTTTGGCTTTTCTTTTTCAGCCTTAATTGTGGTTTCATAACCGTTAATCAAGAAATTGATTTCTGCTAATCGCATATTCAACTGTTGGCGATCTGCCTTCAGTTGCTCGATTCTTTTTTCCATGTCATTGCCTCCCATTATTTTATGATGGATCGAATGTTGAATAACTAACTTCCTGTTTGGCATCGTCATAATTTCTGACTTTAGCCTTCAGGATATTCACTAACCGGCCTTTTACATAGGCCACATCAACATCGGCTTTTTCAACCGAATTATCATCTTTTGCGTATGCTTCTTGCAGACTTTCAAACTGCGAATCTTCCATACTGATTGTGATTTCTTTTGCCATTTTTATCTCCTAATTAAGCAAGGTTTTATTATCAAGTAATTGAATATCGTGATCCGTTAATTTCTGATCTGCCTTTTCTTTGCCAAGCATTTCAACCATCGTATCATACATCAACTCTTTCATCTTCTGCATTTCGGTATATTGTTGCCAGATTGCGCCATTATGTAACTGTTGTAACTTCGTAACATTTAAGAACTTATTTGGTGTGCCATCTTCTTCTCTACCAACAAGTTTTAAATCAGCAAGTGTTTCATGGTTATAATCAATAAACTCATCAAACTTTGAAACGATTACATCTTTACCATGAGATAAATCAAAAGCACGAACCAGTTGTGCATCTTCATAATGGTCGAAAGTTGTGCTTTCTACGTCTGCATGGAATGAACCTTCAGCATCAAAAATGAACCGCGCGTTTCCGGCGTTGTGAATCGCGACGAGGTTTCCGTCAGACCCTACAACCGTTGCACCTGTGCTACCGTCAGTTATTATAGATGTGAGATTGATTACGGCCCCACCCGAATTTGATTTGGTTGTATCAGCGGCTTCACCTAAAAACCCCGTGAGAGCCAAAGCACCTTCTGCAGTACCATCGGCATCCTTGAACCCGCTTATTTGCAGTCCACCGGCAGTCGCTGTGTGTTTGAAAAACTTACCATAGGTATCAGCTTCAGCTTCAGCCGTCATTGGGTGAGCCACATCACTTGATTTAAAAGCCATGATTTCATCATCGGAAGCACCTTGATTAATGGTAAGACCAGTCGTCATACTGCCGTTTGCGGTGTCGCCGATATAAGTTGCGCCGGAGGAGTCAATGACAACTCTATCGTTTGCATTCGTTTGAAGTGTCATTGTATTTGTATTATTACTATACATCATACCACCAGTTATTCGTGTACCTGGTTCGGCAAACGAATACATAAGTCCGGTAGCATTAGCCGGTGCAAAAATAGCGATTGACCCTTCAGTATTATCTGTTTCAAAAAGCGCAAGGTTTCTTGCTTCTGTAGTTTCCCAACTTGGGTCAGTTCCGGCATCCCCTTGATAAACATGGAGAGGCCAATATTGCATTGGTGCATTTGTTCCAATACCTATCGAGTCTGTGCCGCCATCTACAAATAACATATTGGCATTGCCGTTTGATTCTACCCGGAAATCATAATCACCAGAATCTTCATTAAATACAACATTCCCGGCATCTTGTGTTAATGTTCCGTCTATGTCTGTATTATCAAGATTCGCAGTTCCATCACAGTCTATACTTCCCGCTAAATCAATATCACCAGTAACAACTAAATTATCATTAACTGTCGTTTCTGAAGTGGTATGCCCGATTGAGATTGGACCGCCCGAAGTTGCCGTATTAATAGTAACTCCATTTGAAGTATTTGTATTATCAATATTAAAAGATGTTGTTGCATCTAAAGAAATAGTTGCGCCGTCAACCGCTAATGTTCCATCAATATCTGTGTTGTCTAAATTTGAAGTTCCATCAACTGCCAAATCATCTGCGATCGATACGTTTCCATCGGCAACATCTAAAGCCGTCTGCCCGTTTGTACCGGTAATAGTCAATTTTTCTTCAGATGAATCCCATGTAAAGTTATCCCCCGCTGTACCACTATAAAGAATGACATCCTGTCCTGAACCATCAGTTCCTACCGTGAATGTGCCATCTAATTGAACATTCCCATCAATATCAACGGCATCTAAATTGGTTGTGCCGTCAACGTCTAAATTATCTGTAATCGAAACATTTCCATCGGCAACATCTAATGAGGTTTGTCCATCAGTCCCGGTGATAGTTAGTTTCTCCGCTGAAGCATCCCAAGTAAGATTATCACCCGCCGTTCCGCTATAAAAGATTACATCTGTTCCGCTTCCATCAGCACCAACGGTTACTGTCCCGCTTAATTGTGCATTCCCGGATAAATCCAACGCACCGTTCATATCGATTGTGGTTGCGTTTATTTCGATCTCTGTATCAGATACTAAATCAAGTACACCATCAGCGGACTGATGTATATACGTTCCAGTATCACCAAATTCTAATCGGTTTGTGCTTGACATCATTAACGCATCGGATGCGATAGTAAACCCGAAGGTCGTTCCATTATCGCCGTCCTTTACGCTAACGTGTGTTGTAGAATTACCGCCACCGTCCCGATCAACGTGTAAAAGTTGCTCATACGAACTGGCGATTGATTGTGCGCCTAAAGCTGCCATTTTATTCTCCTATTTCCTTTTTAATCTTATAACTTACCGCCCGAAATTGTCTGACATGGTTATAAGTGTTTTTAAACAATGTTTTGCCACTTGCGTTCTTCCAAATCCCAAGTGTCATTAATACTTCTCCATAAATCTCGCACTAATCGTGCAACCTGGTTAGGTATTGTTAATACTGATAGTCCTAATTTTAACATTTAACCAACGTATGCTATACAAGCACCCGATGCCAAAGTAAATCCGGTCCATCTTCCGTAAATCGTCATTCCCTGTGGGAAAGTTTCACCATCGATTGCTGCCCCGCCGTTAGCATCGATCAATGTACCCGCACCCGTATCATCCGGGTATAATTGTTCTGTTTCTGCGATTAGTCCCCCACTACCGGAAGCGAATACTGTATCTTCAATAAATTGGATTGCAACAAAGACACCCGAACCCGCCCCACAAGTAACGGCAGTTGTTCCCGTTACGAATATTGATCCGGCCTGTCCCATCGCTAAATTCTGCGCTTCAACAACGCCATATTCTCTCATTGACATATTGTTTCTCCTTTAATGCCTTACCGAGCCTGTCGATCTCATGGGCATTTTGGTTAATAATTAATCTTTTTTTTCTTTTTTAGGCTTCGGCTTTGGCTCGACTTTACTTCCGTCTGCATTGCATTCTTCGAATCGATCTTGAAGTGATTTCAGATCGTGATTTATTTCATCGTATTCAACGATAGCACCCGATGGTTTTTTAAAATATTTGCTCATTTTTTCTCCTTTGGAACAGGCGGGGATAAACCCCGCCCATCACCATTTAATCAGTTAAGATTAAGAAACATCACTCAAGATATAGACACCGTAGGTATCTTTTACTTCAATTTCGCCCCAAAATCCGGTAGCAACGTACTTTGTCATACGTTCTGATTCTTCACGTTGGGTTGCGATCCTAAATAGACCATCAGCACCCACGCCAAGACCAACTGCGCCTTTAGACATTGAGAACCCGGCTGCATCCCCGCCAGAACTGACATTCTCATCAATTTGATCACTCCAGTAAATTGAAAATCCTGCGAGATTTCCAACGAATCCCGTCTGGAAGGCTTCTTCACCTTTAGAACCCATTAAGCCAACTGGTGCGGCTTTACCGGTGTTAGATGTTGAAGTTCCAGTTGTATCTACTGCAACATTATGAAGCAAGGATATGATTCCTTTTCCACCCCAAACTTGTTTTGGGGATAAAACTAACGAATACGGCATTGGCGCACCGGCTGCTCTCATTTGCGTTTTACCCATAGGTTTCCCAATGGAACGGACTATATCATCACCGGCATTAAATGCTACGGTGTCGGACGCTAATATGGTATTACATAACACGCTTGTTAAACCCATTAGTCTCTGAACCTTCCACAAAAGCGTTTGTGGCTTGGCTGCTGATTGTCGTGTTGTTTTAAACAATTTAGATTTCCAGCAATTCATCCGATTTTTAATCATTAATTTCTTAACAATTGCGCCTTTTGACGCATTGCACCAAAGATATGAGAGAGTGCCAGGGACGTTCCCGCACCACATTCAGTTTGTGAGAAACCTTTCATTTGTTGTAGTAAGTTTTTTATCTTACATCTTGTCATTTCTAACAAGTATCGGCATATCTTTTCAACTCTTATGAGTTGTTGGAATCTCTTGGGCGAATTATATCTTTTCATCGCCTATGCTCTGCCCCTGACTATTCTTTGAATAGCCTTCGGTTCGGATTGCCTTGTGCTTTTGCATTTAGGTTTCCCGCTTAATATTCCAATAATAATCTGCATAATCACTTACGCAGACGGCATTTCCATACCAAGTTCCACAAGATCATCATCAAGTTTTGCTGCTACTGCGTTACCAAGAGCCGGACCGGCTTGATTTTCTACGTCATCTCCAGAACCCATCAAAACCAGATCACTTACTTGTGATTCGATAACGTGTTCCGAAATGGTTGCCGTCCTTGCTGCGGTAGTAATAGCGACTGCGGTTGTAGCAGTTGCCTGTGTCGCGGCAGTTACATTGCTTGAAGTGAGTTTCGTCCAATCAGAGAACTGAACATGATTCGATCCCCTTGCAGCCTGTTTAACAGTTACAAGCGGGTACATCACATTAGTATGATTGAACGCAATAACCGCATCGCCAATGGTTCTTCCGAGTCCACCGGCAGCGGTTGAGGTATTAGTTAAAGCCATTTGCTTAAACTCCTATTAAGTAGGTTAAAAATTTAGTCATCATACGGCTTCTTCATTGTTCCAGGTCCGAACCCACTAAACATACCAATACTTCTGGGCGGTTTGCCCTTCTGGACTCTTTCCCCGCGTTCTTCGTGAATGTCGAGGTAATCGTCATAAGTAACTCGTGATCCTTTATAAGTACACTTAATATCTTCGCCACCATCTATTTTCTCATGGCGCAAGTCATTATCCGGGTCGAGTTTCTGTTTAAATATATCAGTCTGATCCATATCCAAGTCTAATCTTTCCAGATTGCTGCGGATCGTTGGCTTTCTTGTATCCTTCAGGATCAAGTGTTGCCCATTCTTCAAACGAAGAATATCCGCCGGTGGATGTTGGTTTTGAGTTATCAACGGAAGCCGGTGAAGGTTTCGTATTGACTTTTTCAACATGAACTTCCAACTTTTCCAAAGGAAGTCCATCGTAAACGGCACGATCTTCTTCAGGCAGTTTCGATAATAAC